CGCTCCGGAAAACTGCTCACCTCCCTGATCGACACCCTCCGGAATGGCCGCAAATGACAATCTCCGTCCTCGCCCTGATCAACGGCCTGCTCTGCGCGGCCATCTGCCTCCGACTCCTGACGTATCAGCGCGGCGCCAGCAAGCACAAGCTGCCGATTTCCGCGTTTGCCGCTGTCCTGATATTTGCATCGGGTGGCGAGGCCATGCTGTGCCTGCTGGGCGCGGAAAAGTGCGTGACCCTGCCGCAGGTGCTGCTGACGGCCTGCATGTCGGTCTCGGTATTCGCCCACCGTGGCAACGTCAGTCGCTGCCTGCCACTGAGCAAGGAAAAGCGGCAGGCGCTCAAGCTGCTCAGTCACCGCATGGGGATTTGATCCGTGGCAGCCCGCAAGCCGGTTGATTGGGAGCGGGTCGAGGCGGACTACTGCGCGGGCGTTAAGTCGCTGCGAGAGATTGCGGCGGAGCACGGGACAAAAGAAGGAACCATTAGATCAAGAGCAAAGGCGCAGGAATGGGTCCGTGACATTTCAGCAAAGATTGCCGCAAAGGCCCAGCAGATTTCACGCAAAGAGGATTCACGCAGCATTTCACGCAGCGAAAAGGCTGCAACAGAGCGCGAGATTATCGAAGCCTCCGCCCAAGCCATCGTCAACGTCAAGCTCGGCCACCGCAAGAGTATTTCCCGCCAGCGTGAACTGGTTGAGCGGCTGTTGCAGGAACTTGAGGCCCAGACCGGCGATACCGACCTGTTCGGCCAGTTGGGCGAGTTGATGCACGCACCCGATGACAAGGGCGTGGACAAGCTGAACGACCTGTACCGCAAAGTAATCGCCACGCCGCAGCGCATCGACAGCCTGAAGAAGCTGGCCGAAACCCTGAAGAACCTGATCTACCTGGAGCGCGAGGCGTTCGACATCACTCCGGCGCCGACGCCGGGAGACAACGCATTGCAGGCCATCGCCAAAGCCATTCAGGGCAACACGCTGCCGATTGTCCATGATGACGTGGGCGCAGATGACGACGCAGAAGGGTAACGACTGGCTGATCCCGACAACGGACGAGGAAATGGCCCGTTGTCTGGCAGACCCGGAATGGCGTCTATTCAGCGGGTATCTGTACAAGATCATCATCAAGGGCGACAAGGACAAGGACAAGGACAAGGACAAGGACAAGAACAAGGAAGGGCTGGTGATGCCGTTCCGCCCCAACCGGGCGCAGCGCAAGTTCATCCGCCGCCTATGGCACCGAAACATCATTCTTAAAGCCAGGCAACTCGGGTTCTCCACGTTGATCTGCATACTGTGGCTGGATACCGCGCTGTTCTGCGAGAACGTACGCTGCGGGATCATCGCCCAGGACCGCGAAGCCGCCGAGTCATTGTTCCGGGACAAGGTGAAGTTTGCCTACGACCAGTTGCCCGACGCATTGCGCCAGATGATGCCGCTGAAGGCCAACAACGCCTCAACGCTGGTATTCGGTCACAACAACAGCAGCATCCGCGTCGCTACCTCGATGCGCTCCGGGACCATCCACCGGCTGCACATATCCGAGTTCGGCAAGATATGCGCGAAGTACCCTGACAAGGCCGCGGAGGTTATCACCGGCTCAATCCCGGCGGTTCCGTCTACCGGTGTGCTGGTGATCGAATCCACGGCGGAAGGGCGCGATGGTTCGTTCTACAAGCTGACGCAGGCCGCGATGGCGGCCGCTGAATCCGGGAAAAAGCTATCCGTGAAAGATTACCGATTCCACTTCTTCCCGTGGTGGCAGGAGCCCGGCTACCAGATTGATCCGGATGACGTGCTGCTAACGGAGCAGGACGACGAGTATTTCGCCCAGGTCGAGAGCGTCACCGGCACGACGCTGACCGCCCGGCAAAAGGCCTGGTATGTCGCCACACGCGACAGCGAGTTCTCGGGCGAAGACGAAAAGATGTGGCAGGAGTATCCAAGCTACCCGGAAGAAGCATTCCAGGTCAGCACTGAGGGCTGTTACTTCACGAAGCAATTGACGGCCGCGCGCAAGGAAGGGCGCATCAAGGCCACGCTTCCACTACTGCCGAACGTGCCATGCAACACCTATTGGGACATCGGCAACAGCGACGGCACCGCGATATGGGTGGTGCAGCGCCTTGGCGGGGAGAACCGGCTGATCCGCTTCTATGAGGCCTGGGGGGAGCCCTACAGCCATGCCGCGCAGTGGCTGCAATCGTTGGGCGTGGTGTTCGGGACGCATCATCTGCCGCATGACGCTGATCATGTCCGGCAGGGCCAGAACCGCAACATCAGCCCCCGGCAGATGCTGGAGGAGTTGATGCCCGGCCAGAAATTCGCCACGGTGGATCGCATCCAGGACGTGAACTGGGGTATCCAGCAGACCCGCGACATATTCCCGACGCTGGTGTTCGACGAGACGCACTGCAAGGCAGGCATCGCGCACATCGCGGCATACCGCAAGAGGTGGAATGACCGCATGGGCTGCTGGAGCGACGAGCCGGACAAGACCGGCGGGCACTCCGAAGCGGCAGACGCATTGCGGCAACTTGGGCAAACCGCCCACTCCGACGCCAAGCGCGACGCCGGGAAGAATTTCATGCAAAAGCGCCGGGGTTCGGCGAACTGGAGGAGAACGTGAACGGAATGAGTTTTGGAGATGCCCTGAAGGCGCTCAAAAGCGGAAGGCGCGTCTGTCGTGCCGGGTGGAATGGCAAGGGCATGTGGCTGTACCTGATCCCCGCCGAGGTCATGGGCGTTATTTCGGTGAGGCCACCGAAATCAAGCAACACCCCCGGAGAGAAGTACAAGCCACACGCATCAATTGCGATGAAGACGGCAGACGGATCGCTAGTTGTTGGATGGCTTGCATCGCAGACAGACATGCTGGCTGAAGACTGGATGCTGCTTGAGGGCTGACGCCATGAAATACCACGCCATCGGCTACCTGGTCATCCTGATGATGCTCTCCGGCTGCTCGACGCTGGCCGCCATGCCGTTCAGCCCTGAAATCACGATCAAGATCGGCCTCAAGCCTGCGCTGGTGGTCCAGAAGGCCGAGCCAGACGAAATCAGCATCGAGGAACCGCAATGACTGCTACCGCAACCGGCCTGACGCTGGGGACCAATTTCCGTGAAGTGCAGGGCAAGGCTGATCTGCGCGCCTTTCTGGTCAATGCCTCACTGGACGGCAACAAGGACGCATTTCTGGTGTTCGGCAAGCGCCAGTTCGGTTTTGGCAAGTCCTACTACTTCCCGCGTTCCGAGGCGTGGCGCGCGCGTGAGCCGGATCAGTTCGTGCTGCTGTGCCACGACATTGCCACGGCCATGTACGGCGCGCCCAGCAAGCACGATGTTCGGCTGTGCGGCGACATCCTGCTGAACCATCTGGACGAGTTGGTGGCGTTCCCGCCCGATGACGGCCGGGCAGAACACGACAGCATGATGCGGCAGGCCGAACTTCAAGAGCTGGTCATCAAAATCAACGGTAAAACTCTGGTGGATGCGCGATGAACGAAATGCAGCCCGCGCCGGGCGATAACCGTCAGGTGCTGCCGACGCAGAAGGAAGGCGAGTACGACCTGCTGTGCTGGCTGCGCAGCATGATCGACCGCGAGACGTGGTTGCAGGCCAAGTCCAGAGCCCAGATGGCGCTGGATGCCGACTACTTCGACGACCGGCAGTACATGGGCCTTAGCGAGAGCGAGGTCGCGGAGCTGGAGGAGCGCGGGCAGTCGTTCCTACAATTCAACGAGATCAAGCCCGCCGTGCTGTGGATTACCGGCGCCGAGAAGCGCGCCCGGTTCAATTGGCGCATTGCTCCCCGGTCCGAAGACGACGTGGAGCCCGCCCTCCGCAAGACCAAGCTGGTGCGCTACATCGAGGACGTGAATAACGCCAACTGGAAGCGTTCGGCGGCGTTCGAGCAGATGGTCAAGGTCGGCTGCGGCTGGACGGAAGTGGCCTACCGCCCGGACCCGTTCTCCGGCGAGTGGCGCGTTTGCATCGAGGATGTTCACTGGCGCGAGATCATCCGCGACAGCGCCAGCCGCCGCAACGACATGAGCGACGCCCGTTACGTCATCCGCACCCGCATCATCGACAAGGAAGAAGCAACGGCGTGGTTCCCGGACAAGAAGAACCTGATCGAGGCCGAGTGCCAGGAGCGCGATGATCTGGAGCAGGAAGTCCAGAACGAGGCCTACATCACCGCCGGGACAACCGTCACCGCCGGAGGTTCGCTCTCCATGAACCGGATGCGCTACGGCGAGGGCCGCATGGCCGTCCGGCTGTGGGAGGTCTGGTATCGCAAGACGACGCGCGTGAAGGTCATGCGCGGCGATGGCGCACTGGCCGGGTCGGTGTTCAATCCGCGCGACCCGCGCCACGTCGAGGCGGTGCAAATGGGCATGGTGGACGTGATCGACAGCATCCGCCCGCAAATGCACGTCGCCATCATCACCCGCAATCACATCCTGCACTCCGGCCTGAGCCCGTACCAGCACAACCGATTCCCGTATGTCCCGCGCCTCGCGTTCATTGACGACCGCGACGGGTCGGCCTATGGCGTCATCCGCTCCATGCGCGATCCGCAGGACGACCTGAACAAGCGCCGCAACAAGGCGCTGTTCATGCTGTCCACCCGCCGCGTGATTGCCGACGACGACGCCGTGGACGACTGGAGCGAGCTGGAGGAGGAGGTGTCCCGGCCCGATTCGATCATCAAGATCAAGCGCGGCTCCAAGTTGGAGGTGCAGGACAACGTGCAGTTGGCGGCGTCCCATGTGGAGTTTGGGATGCAGGACTCCGCCTACATCCGGCAGGTTTCCGGCGTCACCGGGGAAAACCTGGGGTTGCAGACCAA